ATACTACTCTAACCAATGTATTGGCAGTTATTTGCCCGTACGAGTTAAGGAACTGAAAACCCCCAGAAATATCAGTCGAATTTGTTATAACTATAACGTTACTGTCTTCCTGTAAAGGTGCAGGAGGAACTCCTACTAAAATAGTAGGCTTAGTCTTTTGAAAAGTTTCAATATGTGACTCAACAAATTTCACTGTACCAGATTCTATCAGCAATTCCTCATCTTTAGCTTTTAGTACAATTTTATTTTTTACTACCAGCGAAAATTCGGGGCAACTGATTTGACAGATTTCGCTTGCTCCTTTTACTGTCAAGTCTCCAGAAACCGCTAGATCACACAAAGCTTGCTCCACTGACAAGATTCCCGGAGAACTTTCTTCTACGTTAGGTCCTCGTAATTGGGGATCACAATTAATACTCACATTGGAAGAGATAATATCTTTTTGAATTTGAGATGAATAGACGTTCGTCCCAGTATATGTATTAAATACACTCATTTATTATCACAAAATTAATAGTCCTTTTTTCTAACTATCCAAAAATTGCTAATAAAGTAAAAAATCACCACAAAAAGAACTGTTTTAATAATCATAAGAATGACTTCATTATTAGCCACTGATATAAAATTCCTGAATAAAGTATCGACCCAAGGCAACGAAAGGATTACAAATAGTGCTCCTGCGATCAATGATAATTTAAACTCACTCACCAATCCGTTAATTTTTTTCTGTGAACCATCTTTACCAAATAGATAATCTACCATTTGGAGTTCAGGATGAGTCGGTGGGTTTTCATCTGTTGGAAGGGATGCTAATCTATCAGCCATGTTTTTGGATAAAAACTAGTTTTTAAATTACACAAATTGATTTATGTGGTTAGAAGAGAAAAAGAAAATGCAAAGTACAACATCAGAAATGGACATTACTTCAGCAGCATATCATGACCTAATGGATCGCAAGTTACTTGAACCGCGTACATATTGGCACCCGGTTCATGGTTATGTAACAGAGCCTAACGGAGGCTGGCAAACGATTAGGGAAAATACACGTCGAGGACGTCGTAGAGAAAAGTTTCGCAAGGAACTCGCTAAGCGAAAACTAAACAACAACAAATCTAAGTTATGGTAAGAAATCTTATTCTTAAAGAATAAGATTAAATTTTTTATGGATGCGGTAAAATTATACTTGGTGCAATATTAGCTGTTACAAAATTAGTAATGTTCATTCTATCATTTGCTACCATGGGTCTAGCTAAATTTGTCATAACATTGTTTCCTGCAAATACCGGTGTAATAAATGTTTGACTACACGCTGCGGTGGGTGCATCATCATACACACCGTTTACCGTAGGGCATTTTAGTCTATCTGACCCCAATCTTCGAACGTAATCAGTTGTGGCGGGTGGGATTTTAGTACTAGTCGAATTCGGCTGTACTAAAATGTCTGTACCGGCCTCCTGACTCGCGACAACGATTCTAGTTTGCGTTAAATGTTTTAATCCAGTCACGGGATCAACGTCGATTACACTAGGATTTGTGGCGTTATCCATGAGACTGCTAACAAATCTCGTAGGTCCAGTATTAGTTGTTAATAATTTTACAGCGTATTCAGATCCTGGAATCCATGTGCCGGCTGGGGCGGTATAAACGTCTTCCCAGGTTAAGCCATATGCGTTATCTGCAGCTCCTCCGGCCGTGGCGGAGCCTACATCAAGAGTAAGAAATGTACCATCTTCTAATTCTATTTCGATACCTGTAATACCTGATTCCTCAGGGGTTTCCGTCCCTGCTAAATATAAAAACACATCTCCCTGCGGAGGTGCTCCCGGGTCAGTGTCCGTCCACAACGCCACTATACTCCTGTACTGCACAGGGAGAGCGTCAGGAGTTAGACTTCCACCAGGTGTCGTAACGGCGATTCCTGAAGGTAGTGGATCCCCCGTTACTCCGCCCACAGAATATCCAAAATAGTCAAAGCCGAGGGGGGCAATTGAAGCCGCTGTCACCGTGAATTCGGAAAGTACTGATAAATTAGAAGTGATTGATCCTGGTGGTCCTTGAACACGTGTATTTAAGATACGATTTACAGTTTCTTGGTAAACTTCTTCCCCATTTTCAACGGGAAGTCCAGTGATCGGATCAGTTTTTGTGTAAACTAGAGCACCATTAAATTTACGATTTACGAAATCCTTTTTATTTGGCATAGTTCTATTAAACCCGGCATTTGATTTAGCATTGGAGGCATTTTTCTGCGAGCCTGTAATAATATTTTTACCCGTGTCAAAACTTGACGGAACTTGGGTCACCACATTGTTGGGCCCGGGATATTGAGTGTAGTATTGTGTTGCGCCTAAAATTTTTGAGTCCTGACGCGTACAATTAAATACGGATTGTGCACCTGTAAAATTGTTTGCAAAATTGCATGTTTGAAGAGTGTCAGTTATCGCAATTGCAGACGGTATATTTATGCTGTTGCTGATCATTGTATTTCCTGTAATTTCTGGGATTGACATTTTATTTAAACATTAAAGTTTTTTTGAAAATGATAGTTTTTATACTCTTAGCGATTGGCCTAATAGCCGGATTTCTCATTTGGTGGTTCTCTCCAGGAAATTACCGAAAAGACAAATATACAAGGTATAAACCACCATTGGAGCCGAAAATCAAAGAATCAAATGAACAATCCAACAGTAGACTCGAGGCCCAAAAGTCGCCTAATTTTATTAAATCCGATACATGGATCGGTAAAAACCCGGGTTACGTTTTTAAGAACGGTAAATATGGCCAAGGATATTATAAGGATAGAAAGGTAAAATTTGATAAAGATCAAGTAGTTACATATTCACCTCATGAATCTCCAAGAGAAACAGCAAAAAGAATTAGATAATCTAAATATAAATGGATAAAGTTTTCCAGTTAATAACCAACTGGTTGGAATCAGATTCTAATAATCTAAAGACAACCCTAGACATTCCTTTCAAAGAATGTTACGTATTATTTAATATTTTATCATTCATACCCGATCTTAAAGAATGTGGAGTGTGTTATCAGAAAGAAAAAAGAACAAAGTGCACTTCTTGTGAATTTGTATTATGTGTTGTTTGCGCTCCTAAATTAAGAAGACCTATTTGTCCTCACTGTCAACGAGAAAACACGTATCCTTCCGATTTTAATATGAGACATCAGAGAAGAAGGACTCGTCGCAGAAGTCCGTATGTATTTCACGCGTGGAGTGATAATCCGTTCGGGCCTATTCTTTTAGAAAACACCAGAGAAGACAGAACTTACGTACCTTCAACATCCACATGTAGAAGATGTGGTAGATTCAATTATAGCACAAATATATGCCCTTGTTATTACAATCCATGGGAGATACCACGTGATCGTTTTATATGGTCCTGGAGAGAATCCAGAGCGGCCAATAGGTGTGTATGCTCTTTAAGAGACACGCTAAATTATACTTGTCCTTACGGTGACACGTGTAGGTGGGTTCATGGTGGTTATTTACCTTTGTTAACTGATATTGAAGATGGGGATTAATAATTTATCATTCTTTCTGAGAAAGAATGATGATAGTGGGGTTTGAACCCACGCCTCCGAAGAGACCAGGGCCTAAACCTGGCGCCTTAGACCACTCGGCCATATCATCCAATGTCCACACCGAGGATCGAACTCGGCACCTCTCCCGTGTAAAGGGAGCGTCATAACCAACTAGACCATGCGAACATTTATTATATTTTTGTGTTCTTAGATATATTTGGTGGATTCTCTACCAAACGAAATAAATGTACAAATAATGGAATTTGTTTAGATAATTCTTTTCATAATTAGATCCCGGGGATTTAATTATATTAGGGCCGCTGAGGGAATCGAACCCTCGACCTCTCGCACCCAAAGCGAGAATCATACCACTAGACCAAGCGGCCTTTCTTCAAAAAAATAACTGTTTAAATTACTGTTTTATTATTTCAGCTTTACAAGCTTTACGCGTACCGTTGAATAATTTGGTCATATTACAATCTTTGCATTGCTCTTTTTCCAGGATAGAACATGTTTTTATTGGGTCCCAGTCATTTTTCACTGTCTCTATGTATGGTCCCTTTTCAGCACTTTTCGTTGTTAATAATGATTTAAAATCACCGTTTTCCAGTAACATAATTTTTCCTACAAGATACGCCCATAAATATTCAGTATTTCCTCCCATACCGTTGGCAATTAAAGGATACTTCTGTTTGTTTCTTTTAATGAATCCTTTTATATCATCAGCTTCCTTTTTCAAGGATTCATACCAGTGCACAGCAATGGGGTGACCTTTTGGAGAATGTATAAAAAAATTTTCCATACAAATTGTATCGTCAGAGAATCTGTCTGCTCGGTAACAGAAAAATTCCCCTATGGGGAGCCAAGAAAATAGTGGTTTATGTAAAAATATTGAAGCATCCATCCAAGTTCCACCATAAGTAGAAATTAAATAAAGACCAATAAAATCGCTTTTATTGGCTAAATTAGGGCTCTTTTTCGTGATTATATCGATTTCTGTTTGAGGTATATATTCTTTAAGACTTTTGTCGTTCAGAATACGTATGTCTTTACACTTACCAACCGAATCCCAATTTTTGATACATTTACGTATGATTTCAGGAGGTGGAAACGGTTCCCAATAAGACCATATAGTATTTATTGTGGGTCGTTCATTTTTTGTAAAGTTTTCCTTTTTATCAGTGATGCTAACAATAAAAATAATACATAACATCAAAGCGCTAATAGCAAGTAGCAATAACATTTATTTGTTGTAAAAAACTTGAAATTTAAATAAATGGGACTGACTTTTTCATATTTCGTTATATTTTGGAGAGATAACAATCTCAACCGTACCAATTCTAACCCAGAGTTGCTAACTCCTTTATTCAATATTCGTGACACAGACGGAACGAATTCCCCCAAGAGATTAGAAAAAATAGAAATAACTTGATTTTTCATTATTTTAATGAAAAATTATTTGATACCCGGAAAATCTTTTGTAACAGATATACCGTTAATATTAGATGAAAGTATGGCAAGTGAATCATTCATACTTACAAACAAATCGCTAAATTTTTTAACGTCTAGATGAGAAATAGTTTCTTCCAATTCATGTATTTGTTGAGCGACATTTGATAACTGGGCCGTTATTTCGGATGTTCTTAGATTAGTAATACCGTTAGCTATTAGAAATATTCCAATGCTTAGTGGTACGACGCTACCTAAGATAAACATGAATTGTAAAAAGTACTTTTTTCGATCGTCCATTTTTTTATATTTTGTATTTTCTTAATAGACCAATCTAAGCAGTGAGCAGATTGATCTTGAGAGCCATAGCTTGCAGTTCATGGAATAATAATTTACACGCATATGGAAATTGGATTCTACTGATTTGATCACCCCCGCAAAATACACATTGTTTCGGGGTGGTAAGCTGGTGACAATGATCGCACACATCCACTTCGAAGTAATCCGACATCTCCAATAATCTCTCTTTCAGAAATGCGGTTGAGCCATGACTAAGCATACAATCTCTTTCCATTTCTCCAAATCGCAAACCGCCTTCCCTTGATCTACCCTCTAGAGGTTGTCTCGTAAGAACTTGAACATCGCCGTGAGCTCTGGCGTGCATTTTATCACTCACCATGTGTTTCAATCTTTGATAATAAGTAGGGCCCATATAAATCTCCGCGTCCATCATTTCTCCTGTGAAACCGTTTCGCATCCTGTGAAGGCCGTTGGGATTTAACCCCCTCGATTTTAGTTGCTCTTGAATTTTTTCTACAATACCTGTGCTGCTATCAGAATATGAGGTTGCATCTTGTCTGACACCTGTTTCGGTTGTTAGAATGTTTCCTAACGACTCAATAAGCTGATTAATAGTCATACGACTAGGAATACAATGCGGATTGATAATCAAATCTGGAGTAATACCGTCCATTGTGAAAGGTAAATCTTCTGTTGGATAAACTGCCCCACAAGTACCTTTTTGAGCTGCTCTACTGGCAAACTTATCACCAACTTCTGGAATTCTTGTGAGTCTAATTTTAACTCTGATAAATTTAAATCCTTCAGGTGTTGTCCCTATGATCACTTTGTCTATTATCCCGGCTTCATTGCTTTTAGCAACTATACTACAATCTTTTTCTTCCGTCTTTCCGGATTTTGAATGATGTTTCAAAGTTCTACCAATTAATACATCATTTTTATTAACTTTTTGTCCAACCTTAACAATACCGTCCGAACCGAGTTTAGAATAATTATAAAACTTTTTCCTCAACGTACCACTCGGACAATGAATCTTTTCCTGATAATTTTGCCCTTTTTTCTTTTCTATGTACACAACGGTTTTATATGTTGTCACTCTAAACAATCCTCTATCAATAGCTGATTTACTCATTATAATCGAGTCTTCTTGATTAAAACCAGTGTATGCTAAAATAGCAACCATAACATTTTGCCCCGAAGGAAGATTGTCAAAACCCATAAAAGTTGCTATACGAGTAGTTGTTAATGGTTGTTGAGCGTTATCTAACATGTGAACAACTGTATCGGATCTTACCTGGTTAGACAATGCGTATATTCCTAATGCCTGCTTGCCCATAGCTGACTGATAACAATTTCTAGGTGACTGACTATGATCTTGATAAGGAATGATAGATGCGCAAACACCCATCATTAATGATGGGTGAATTTCACATAGATTATGATTCCACGGTTGAGATAAGTTTTCTTGGCACATTGCGACAACATTATTTTCAAGCTCGGCTGGATCTCTATATCTAATTTTACCAGAATCTATTAGTTCTTGCCAAGTTTCGTCGCCTTCAATCTCGGGTAGCTTGTTATTTTCCAGGTGAAACAAAGGTCTAATAAGTCTTCCACCATCAGTTGCGATATGAATTTCATTATCTATATCGTCATATGCAATAGACACTTCTGGATCTATACGCTTTTTATCTCTAAGATCTCTTAATACGGTGCATAATTCTTCCTGAACTGTAGTAATACCTATAATGTTACCATTTATGTACACCCTTGTGTTTGAGCAATCGTTCAAATTAGTGATATCGGCAATGGAAATAATATGTGGAAGATTTTCGACTATTTCTCTGACGAGAGACGCTGGAACCCCATTTGTAACTTCACAGGACAAAGAAAAGTTTTTAACAATTCCACTAGAATGACCCTCGGGTGTTTCAAACAAACATATAAAGAATATTTGAGAGCCATGAAGCTGTCTAATTTGGGTGTTTTTGCCTTCTTTTCCAATAGGGATAACTATACGCCTCAAATGCGAGAGAGTCGCCCCAAATGTAAGTCTACTCAAAACCTGTGAAACACCCTGTCTCACATAAGAATTTTTCTGAACACCCCACTTACCAGTGCTGAAACAGCTTCTAAATCCTTGCGTTATTGTGTTAAACCTGTCCAAAGCAATTTTAACATCTGGCCTTTTTTCCACTAAAGGCGTAATAGATCTTACGAGGCGCTTGAATAAAGATCTAAATAGACTTGCTGTAAGAACACCTGCGACTTCGATTCGCTTATTAGCCACGTTGTCTCGATCGTCCTGAGGTCGTAGATGAGGAGCTGCGTTTACACCTTCTTCTTTTCTACGTTTTTCCCCTTCTGTTGTTTCAACTAGTTTTTTAATCAATGTACCTAAAAAGATAGCTCGTTCTAACCCGTGAGTAATGACTCCCATATGTGGAAAAATTTCGTTTTCTAAAATCTGCGATGCATAGGCCGCTCTTTTGTCCTGAGCTATAACATGCATTGCATGCCTACCAATTTTTTCTAGCGCCTCATCTTGTTCAGTTACATTACACTCTTCTAGGATTGTTGCAATGTATTCGCGACAATCTTCATGAGCTGAAATAAGCTGTGGAACGTCGGTGATTTTAAATCCCAAAGCGACAAAAACTACACCTACCGGAATTTCAGTATTTATGTATGGCAAAGAAAAGCAAATATCTTTGTAATTTTTTCCGATCTTAGCTTGAATTAATACTGAATGCCCTGTTGTATCTGACATCGACCTTACCTCAGCGATAAACGCGTGTTTAGATTGACTTTTTTGAGCATGAACACCTATCATATTGTAGGCAGCACGCTCTTGAGATACAAGTACTCGTTCCTTTCCTCTAATTATAAAATAACCCCCTGGATCTTCAGAACATTCACCGGATTTTATTCGTTCCGCTTCTGATTTACCATACAAATTACACTTACAGCTTTGCACCATAATTGGTATGTGCCCGATAGTGTATTTTGAAATATTCTCGCATTCCTTGATAATGCCTGCAACTGTTAATTTAGTTGAAATATCAATTGACAATGCACCTTCGTAAGTTGCATTGCGCAGACGAGCTTCTGCTGGATCGTAATTCCTTACCGTTCTATCTTCCTCGTGCATTTTAGGTGGATCAACATGCACTTGACCAAACTCAACGGTGTATATCACGCCTGGTTTGATGGTTACAGTAATTGTAGACTCTTCCTCAACAATTTTTTGTAATGAATGTGTAATCATGTGATTATATGATTCAAGTTGATGCGCAACAAAAGTGCGAGCATCGAAATATTCTTTGATAATTTTAAAGAGCGTATTATCTGATAACATCCTCGTTAAAACTCCTTGTTTGCTAAAATTTTCATTTTTAAAAATGAAAATGAAATCTCACGGGAGTTTTTTAATTAAAAAATGTCAGCGTCCCCGATTATTGTATTCATCGAAGGTAATATAGCGGTAGGTAAAAGCACTTTTCTAAAAAATATACAAAAGGTAGAAAATATTGGAGGAAAATCCACCACGATTCAATGTATTTTCGAACCTTTGGATATGTGGAAAAAGCTTAAGGATAGCGAAGGTAAAAATATACTTGAAAGATTTTATGAAAACATGAAAGAAAACGCTTACGCTTTTCAGAGTTATGCGTTTTTAACACG